CTCCTGCTGTAGTAACCGCAACCGTAGCAGCGTGTCCTTCAATCTCAATCATATCAGTGTTAGTCGTTCCGTGAAGGATATCATCATCAATAACCCAAGCGAATGCATTACCAACGTTAGCTCCGATGAAACTTTGTAGTGCTGTTCTGTCCTGTAACAATTCATCCGTTACATAGGATACAGCGCAAAGCTTACCAAGAGAAACGTCAACTTGAGTGTACGCCTGTTTGAAAGCGGTCTTTGCCGATCCTTCAGAAGGTGAATACACTCTAACGCCACCAAACAATGTAGTAGCAGTTCTAGACGACTCATTAACCTGATTAATCTTCATACCATTAGCATTAGCACCAATTTCCATCGTATCACACTTAGGTAGCAATACTGAAGCCTGTGCTGCAAGAGCATAGATCTCATTACCGATTCTGTGTTCAACAAGGTATCCACCGTCAGCAGGAGTGGCTTCGTTCTGTCCAGTACTCTTATAGAGTCTTTCATCAACGTTACCTCTTTCAGCCTTTACAATAGCAGAAAGGAATTCGCCACTGTCTTTCCATAGTGGTGCATCTTCAACAACTTCAACCTTAGGTGCAGGAGCTTCAGCCTTAACTTCAGCAAGAACTTCATTCATAGCTACTTTAACTTCAGCAGCGATTTCGCCCTTGATATCTTCAGCCTTAACTTGCTTAACTACGCCATCATGTGCTTCTGCTCTACCAGCTTCAATCAATTCAGCAGCAACATCGTCACTAACTTCAAGAACTGACTCTGGATCATATACAGTATCTTCAGCGTCCATATACTTTTTAACTAACTTTACAAATTTCATTTATATCCTCTTTTGTTTACTTGATTACGACTGCCTGCTTTGCGATTCCCTGCTTTTAATAGCTTCGGTTCTACGTTACAAACTGCGTCTCCACCCATAATATTAAAAGAAATCTCTTAATATCACCAATTAATTACACATTTACACTAATCTTCCCATCTTTTTACGAACTTCTGCCATAGCTTGCCTCTTAATCTCTTCCTTGTTGTATGAAGGCGCTTGGATTAACTTGCAACAATATGGTTCTTTCACTAACGTTACCTTACTCTTTTCCTTTACTACTGGGACTACTGGAGTTTCTTCAACTTCCTGAACCTTCTCAACCTTCTCAACGTCAACAACCTCAAGGTCTTCGACATCGACCTCATCACTAACGTCGTCGTCCTGAACATCCACAACCTTGTCCATATCCACTTCAACTGTAACTTCTTCCCCATCTTTGTCTGCGCTTCCTTCATCTATATCCTCTTCTTCAACTTCGACATTCACACTTAAACCTAACTGCTTAAGTAATGCTTCGTCTGCTCCTGCATCAGAATACCTCTTAGATACGCTTAGAACGTCCGTATCAGTATTACAAGCCATCGCCACGTCTGAGTGCTCAAACATTAGGCTCTTAGTAATAATTCTACTACATCCTTTAAAAGTTTTACTTAATTCAGGCCAGTTCTTCTTCAATTCCTTAATAGCAGAATTAAAGTTATCATCACCAACTCTTATAACCTCTAAAGGAATGATACCTACAGAACTTTGAGTGTTCATACCTTGAGAAGTAAGTTTCCAAAGAATATTAGCTAAAGTGCCTGCGCCAGTATCAGCATATCTCTGCTTAACCTTTACACCCCAAGCATCCTTCTTAACCCACTCATCTGCACCAACTTGAGGTAGCGAATAGTTGTGATTAAAGTAGACTGGCGAACCATTCTTCTCAAACTGCTTAACCATTACACCCTTAGGAACAACAATATCACCACTTAAGTCTACAGTTCTTGTAGATACATACTTAATAGCTTTTCGACTTCCAGGCTCTAGCTCTGCTTTCTCTTCAGTAGCCCAACCCTTTCTTATAACTTCAACTTCATCTAAGTCTATACCATACTCTTTGACTTCTTCCTTAAGTTCGTCAATTGTAGCTTGATCTAACTTATATGCTAATTTGCTAAACTTTACTGTGCTCTTCATATCTATTCATCCTCTATAATGGTTTCTTCACTATTGTCACTATTGTCACTATTATCACTATTTCCGTTTTCTTTAGGTAAATCATACTCTTCACCATCTAAAGCTGCCATACCTAAACGCAAACGAGCCTCATTAACTGTCATTATTCCATTAGTAACATATCCAACGTTCTCTTTTAACATTACGTCACGGTCTTCAGGAATTGGATTATCGTAAGCTAAGAACATTCTATTTGAAGGATCATACAAAGGCACTAACTTCTCATTTAGCTTCTCTGCAATACGTGTAATTCTTGGAAGTATACCATTCTTTGCATACCAATAATTAGCCATATCACTTGTAGCCTTCTTAGTATCAGTGGTATCAAGAATAGAATAAGGAATATTAAAAGCACCTGCAATCTCCTTTAAAGACCATATTCTGCCACTTAAGTATTCCATTTCACTAGGCTTAAAACCAAGAGGCGTAATACCAAAGTCTTCATCCATTACCTTAATCTTGCCAGCCTTCCCAGGTCCACCGAAAGCACCATTCCACATTCTTTCTATCTTCTTAATCTCTGTGCTATCCAATTTACCGTTCTTATAATCAACTATGAAGTCAGGTCTGCCTTGATTATCTAAACGTGCCTGTTCACTTATATCCATTGAATTCATACGGTTAATCGAACTTATAACAGCTTGAGCAGCACCACGACCATAATAGATATCATTTGGATTTGGTGTTCTGAAGTGTATAATCTCATCGGCTCTAAACTTTAATAAGCCCTTACCGTCTAAGTTTGCTGTCTTACCATATAAGTAGCCTTTAACCAACTTAGTCTTACCTGGCACTACTTTCATATACTGCGATTGTAATAGATGTATGGATTGAGGCATCCCTAATTCGTTTCTAGGAATATACCAATAAGAGTCACCAATCATATCAAGATAAATAGAAGTTAACTCAAATGTCTCAAAGTTATTGTGATTCTCATTTATACTATCAAGCAAATCAAGTATGGGATGGTCAACAATCTCTACTACATTGTCAGCCCTTCTTAACCTTGCTAACGACTTCATAGAACTATTAGAACTTTCATTCCTTAAGTAATTTTCAAACTCATCACTTATAGGCTTATTCTTATGAAGGAACTTAGTAGACTCATCACCACTTGTTGTAGCATATAAACGTAAATCCTGCGAAGCTACTGAAGAGCCATTAACTGTAGCACAAGTAAATATCCAAGAACTAAACTGTGCAAGAATATTGTTAGCGTCTATCTTATTCTGATCTCTACTGCCAATTACACTGAAGAAACCACCATTACGAGTATTTGAACCATTAGCACTATTAGGAGATGTTACAGCAGCATTAACGTTCTTAGCTTTTAATTCCCTATCATACCTTTCCTTCTGATATGCCTTAATGTCTTCTTTATGTTCTTGGTAATACTTCTTTCTGTAAGCTTTCTCTTTTTTAGTAGCCATTTAAATATCTCCTTCTAGGAATTCATCTTCTAATTTATTGTAAGCGTCTAACCTTCTCTGCTCCAACTCTTCGTCATTTAATACAATAGCTTCCTCTTCACCTACCATTGTTGGATGTATATAAACTGAAGTTAATTCACTAAAAGCACCTGAACAAGCATCAACTTGATCATCGTGTTTAGCTGAAGGATCTGTAAACATATGTAATTCACTCAAAAAGGCATCGTTCCAATCAGCTTTCATTAAGATAACATTCCCTATCTCTGCTTGAACTGCCAATGGTTTAGCCCTCGTTTCTTTGCCCTTACCCGCTAAAGGACAACCCTTAGTATCATAACCAGCCAATAAAGACTGCAAACGATATGTCTCATTCTTGCCACTTGCCCCACCTTCCTGTTCCCACCTAACTATATAGCCTAAACCTAAGTCCTCAGCTAACTTCCTGTCACTTAAACTGGTCTCAAGAAACAACTTCTCCAACTCAGCAGGATTTAATCTTTCCCTTACAACACTAATAATAAAATATTGTTGTCCACATTTACGGAGCTTTATTCCTACAGTCCAATCAGGATCTTTGTTTTTAGCCGAAGGAGCAGTAGCAGCAAAGTCCCAATAACGCACTTCTTTCCCATTCTGAGGTATCTCTACACCATCTATAACCCCAAACCAACTCCTATTGAAGAACTTACCACTTTCAGGTCTTATGTTCCAATTACCGTTTAAAAGGCGTTCTCTTTCAACTAATGGCAATGATTTTAAGTTACTCAAATAACCAGGGTCTAAGTCTAATAACACTTGATTGTCATATATACTTGAACCTATAAACGTTACACTCTTGATGCCATTTAACGCCATCTTCTTCAATTTGTATATCTCTAACGTAGCATCACCCTTTAATACCTCTATATCCTTCTTAGTTTGCCCTTCTTTAGCTTTTAAATACTTAGAACGTATCTTTTCATACTTCTGAACAAATTCTTCATTGTGCTTTAATAACTTATTCTTAGAAGAACCCCACTTAATTACACCATCTTCTCTTATGAAATATCTAACAACACCACTCCTTTCAGGTATCGCTAATCCATCGTCACCTATCCACCAATCTAAAAACTGCCTTAACCAACTTTCAGAATCTGGGTTACAAGTTGCCCTTACACACGGTTTAACACCACAAGTTGACCTATTTCTACTAAGCATATAGAAAAACATTGTCTCAGTAAAGTGTTGTAACTCATCAAACGCTAACATACACATCTGAGAACCATCAAAATTATGCTTGTCTGCCTCATACTCTAAATGGGCGAATCTAACCTCTGCACCACTTAACCCTATACTTCTATTCTTTCCGGTTGGACTATTAGGGAACTTCCACAATAAACGAGACTCTGTAGGTTTACCATTAAGATTATTGTAAATTTCCATTGAAGTATCCCATAACCCACCCGTATTTCTAATCATTGGGGAAGTTCTACGAAATATAGTACAATTAAACCTTGGAACACTAATATGACGTAAAGGCTCTAACAATAATGCATATGACTTACCTCCTCCTGCACTACCACCATAAATAACAATATCTGCTTCACTTGCCAAAAATTCTGTTTGTGGTCCCGGTTGAGGGCATAACACTAACTTCTCCGCCACTTGAGGTTTGTTCTTTACACCATTCATAATTATTCTCCTTTTGATCCTTTTGATCCTTTTGATCCTTTTGATCCTTTAATTCGCCCTTTAACATCTCTAATACAGGATAATTAATACCATCACCCTTCTTGCCTTTAAATATCTTCATTATTCTCCTTTATTAACTCTAAAATCTTCTCAGCCTTTAATGGATACTCTTTAAAAAACCAATCATAAAACACTAATCCGCCTTTATGTGCCGACTCTAACCCAAACTTATGACAACCAGAACAAAGTAAGATGCCAATTAAAGGGTTCGTCCACTTAAGCTTACCGTAATATAAATGATGAGTATCTAACTTACATTCACTTCTGCCACACTTAGCACACTTGTTATCCCAATTGGCTCTTACGGCGACTTTCCAATTCTTTACCAGGGCGTTCTTAGCTGTCTTCTTAGGATTTCTCTTCATTTATACCTCTAATTGCTCCTTATTGCTCCATATACCGTTCTTACTAATAAAAGGGGTTATAAATTGTATATTTTTGTGTGGAAAATTCATTGAGGTGTCTATCAACCACTTAAACCAGAAAATCAGCGCTTTTTCACACAAACACTAATTCACACTTACACTCTAATGTCAAGCTTAATCACTCTAATTTGCCACTCTTTATGTTACACTCATTCACACTTACACACCTATGTCAACTTTAATCTCTTATTATTTACACCTAAAGGGCGACTTAATTAATCCTTTAATGTCAAACCTAATATGCCACTCTATTTATTTATTTGTTTATTACACATAAAATTATATTCATATGGCACTCTTATTCTACCACCACACATACACACCTATTGCCCCTTTTAAATGAACTCTAATATGCCACTCTAATATGCCACTCTAGTTCGCCCATTAAGATTACTCAATGTTTCACCGGCGTATAAATAGTTTCACTTAAGTCTTGCATTATTGTTAAGAGCCTGGTAGAGAAGCTCTTAACAATAATACCTAGAAATACCTAGAGTGCTGGTAATTAGAAATCATCATCTACATCATAAGAGCTACTAACTTCATCTACATCATCATTTAAGTCGCCCTCTAAATCATCTTCAAGAGTGCTGCTACCATCGCCCTCTAAATGGTCATCTTCTAAAAACTTATCAATCCCTTCAAGTGCCATATTATCTTGCCCCTCATCGCCTGTCTCTAATTCGCCTTTATTATCAACGTTTATAGCAGGTAAGCCTATCTCGACATATCTTATAATGTTTTCAGTGGTAGCATTTAAGTCTACATCTACTTTACTTACATTGTCGCCTGATTGATTATGAAGTTCCCTTAAGGCTTGCATACGAACTTGAGTGCTGTTAGTAACGTCTCTAGCGAACTCTGACAGGCATTCTAAGCGTTCTGTTAGAGTGGCAACCTTATCGCTTACTGCACTTCTTTGTAATTCTAATAGGCGGGCTTGAATTTTAGTGTTGTTTTTAAGCTGTGATGCGAATGGTTGAGAATACTTTAGTCCCGCCTCTTCCATTGCAGCTTTAGCGTTTCCTTCGTTTTTTATGATTGAGTGGCAGTAAGTTTCATGTTTTAAGTTTTTAAGTGGCATATTAGACCTCATTTGAGTGTTTTAGTGCGATTACCACTTATAATTATACAAGAAATTGACGTGTTTGAGTGTTAGGTGCGTAGAAAATTATGCCTACTTACTACTTACTTACTACTTACATAATGCCTATAGAGTGCCTATAAAGTGCCTATATACTACTCAATTAGTTGTAAGTAGTTATGGCTCAGGCTCTTACCAATTAATACACAATAATACCTTAATGTCAACCTTAAAAGACCCTTTAGAAACCTTTAGAAATATACCTAGAGGGCGATTTAGAGTGGTTACTTATATGGCGTTATAATTCAGTTATCTATTTATCTAGTTATCTAGTTATCTAGTTATCTAGTTATCTAGTTATCTAGTTATCTATCCATATTTAATTCAAGAAAGGTATCGTAGCTCATAATTCTTACTGGGTCATATACAAGTTCAAGCTTATCATATTCGTTATAATCATATTGGGCTGTAATTATCACTTCTTGTTTTTTCGCTGTCTTGAAGAGTCGATAAGTTATTGCCCCAAAGAGTGTTTCCCCTTTTTTCTTACTATATTCGGCAAGATCCTCATCACGCTTTTCAATTTTCTGCTTGCATTTATCTATTTTATTCATAGTCTTATTCCTTCTTTTACTTTATCGCTTTATCGCTTTATCGCTTTATCGCTTCAATTAAAATCAATTATACAAATTTCAAGAATACGTTAAAGTCTTTCCACATAATGTCAACAATATTCTGTTCAGTTGGATTATCGTCATAGATTGATTTTTCAGTGCGTTTATCCTTGCTTTCATCGTGGTAGAGATAATAGACATAATCAAAATCGTTAGAAAGAGTGTGAACGATTGATTGACCTATTCCTTGCTTTACTGTTGAGCCTGTTGGTGACTGCTTATATTCAAAGGCAATAAGATATGGGGCAGTTATAATGAAGTCGGGATAGTTCTTAGCCCCGAATACTGCTGTTCTGTTATGCTCAAAGTTTCCCTCTTGCCCTTCCCAATAGAATGAAGCGTTTGCCTTACCTACAAAATCCTTAACACCTTGAGCCTGGAAGTGTAGCATAAGGTACTGGATAATTAGAGGGCGTATTTCTGTTTGAATTTGTGGTTCTGACTTCTTACTTGTATCCCACCTAAATTGAGGGTTCTTAACAATAAAGTCGTGCAATCCCTGAATGAACTCGGTTACTTTCTTACTTTTCTTTTTCATAGTCTTATTCCTTTATTTAATCCTTAGTTGTCTTAGTTGTCTTAATCGTTTACCATAAATACAAAAAAGCCGTTATGAGGCAACTAATTCCTAATGGCAATGCTTCTTCCCTTTTTGCATCCGCTTCCGCTTCCATTTTCGCTATGTATTCTTGCACAAATTCTTCTTGTTCTTCTTGTTCTTCTTCGCTTAATTCGTCATATCCTTTCTCAAATTCTTTTTGTTCTTCTTCATTTAATTCATCGTATGCTTTCATTGTAGTTCCTTCCTTTATTTGTTAGAACCATACTATCATACTGGTTGAGAATTGCAAGCTTTA